GCAAATGATGGTAGAGGGTTCGTTTGGAACTAATACTTTATCCCCTACCATTGATTTGGTAGGTAATAATGGAGGTGCTGCAATAGTTTCAAGTCACACCTTAAACTTTACAGTTCAAGGAATAGCAGGGGAAACACTTACCGTTAAAATGTTAGCATATACTTCGGTAGGGTTTAGTGTTGACCTTTTAGCCGCAGGAACATTTTGTACGATTGTTTCTACGGGTTCTTTGGCAGGGATTTGTGATACACCTGCTAACCTACCTGATATTTCTCAAACCGATTTTATAACGGATATTCTACAAAGGTTTAATTTAGTTGTAGTATCCGAAGAAAGCAATAGTCGGAATCTAACAATTATGCCCTGGCAGGATTACATAGATTCAGGCACAAGGAAAGATTGGACGCAGAAGTTAGACCTTTCCCAAGAACGCACTATTGAACCTACTACTAAATTCAAAAAGCAATTTATAAAGTTTTCAGATTTAGAAGACGAAGACAATAGAAACGTAGCTAACCAAAACACCTATGGTAAAGTATTTGGAAGCTATACGCAGAAGATGAACGGGGATTTTTTAACGGGTAATTTAGAGAATAAATCTATCTTCTCACCCTTCCACGTTAATCCCGTTCCTACTCAAGCAGCTAATGCAGGTTCAGACGCACCTAATTTAGTTATCCATCAGGGTTATGCCTTTGGCACTACTGGTCCTTTGGCAAGTTGTAAACCAAAACTTTTTTACCATAACGGGTTAGAACAACTCCAAGCAGATGATAGAATTTATGTAGGCTTAACGCAGTCTTATAGCTACCCACTTTGTTTACCTTACTATAACGCAGGGGCACAAATGGCAGAAGATTCACCGATGTTATATTGGCAGTTCCAAACCCCGAACTCATGGGGTGGAGTTATCTATGGAACTACCCCAAGCTCTGAGGGGTATTTTAAGCGGTATTGGCAGCAGTTTCTTATGGCCTTTTATGATTCTAATGCACGGGTGCTTAACTGCTCTTTATACCTTACCGCAGCCGATATTCATAACTTTAAATTTAACGATGAAATAGTAATAGAAGATACTGCATATCGTGTTTTAAACATAGACAACTACCAACCTAACGCAAATATCCCAACTAAAGTTCAACTCTTAAAGAAGATATTTAATGTTAATGCTTTACAAATTACTGATGTAGCGGCTGACTGCGAAGCATCCCCCGTTGCTTTATTTGAAAGCGGAATAGTACAATTTCAAAATGATGTTACGGGGGCAACCGTGACGAGTGAAGTATGCTGCACCGAATACAATTACTTTTGGGATGGAACGGAGTGCTATTGGAACTACGGAGGCGGTGGTGGAGGAAGCGGTGACCCTACTACTGGACTTGGTGGGTGGAATCCACACGGTGTTCCTACGGACGATACCATAGGGGGTATAGATGATTTGAAAGGAGTAGGTGGTTTTCATACTCGTAAAAGAGGTGGAGTAGGTAATATCAACCCCGTACTCGGTGAACACTCTACACGAGGTCAAAACGTAGAAAGTATAGCCAACTCGGTAAATAAAACTTTCGTCTATTACGCCACAAGTAAATCCGATACCGCAACCATCGCTACCCCAAATGGAATAGAAGGGGAAAAGTCAGGGCTACAAATTCCGTTGGATACTATGGCACGATTTATCGTTAGGGCGTTAAGCGTTCAAACTCACGTACTCACGGGAGGCTCAGGTTCGTTTGGTTCTTCTGCTTTCCAGGTGTGGACTTTCTTAGTTAAAAATGTCGGTGGAACGATTACCGTTGTAGGAGGTTCTGAACAAACTGACTTCCAAGAAGCCGATGCCGATGCAGGAACACGCACGTTAGATATTGTCGGGGCAGCAGGTAAAGGAGGATTTGCAGGTAATAGGGGTGTAAATATAGAATGCACGGGTCCTGCTGATTCGCTTGTAGCATGGCACTTAGACTGCGAGGTAACGTATATGGACTTTGCGTTTACTAAGAGCTTAGACAATTTGATTTTAACCGAAGACCTAAATTATTTAATTACCGAAAACGGGTACTATTTAGAACAAGAATGAAACAATACATAGACAACGTAGGAAAGTCAATGCCCTACACTTTAAAACTCGCACAAGAAAAGGAAGTAATAGAAGATAACTACTCTTTAATCCTTTACGGGTATTATCAGTACACGGGATTGCGTGGTTTTTTTAAGAAGGTTAGACAAGGAATAAAAGCAAGGAACAATGGCTGAGAAAATAGAAGTAGGAGTAACAATAAAAGGAACTGAAAAGGTTTCATCTGATTTAACCAAGATAGATAACGCTACCGAAAATTTAGGTGAAAGCGTTAATATGGCTTCGGGTGCTTTAGATAGAATGACGGGAGGGGCTTTAACTGCCTTTTCAGGAATATCTAAGGGGGTAAAATCTGCTATCGTAGGCATGAAGACCTTTAGGGGTGTTATGATTTCTACGGGGATCGGTGCGTTAGTTGTAGCGGTTGGTTCTTTGGTTGCTTACTTTACCCAAACCCAAAAGGGTGCAGAGAAGTTAGAGATTGCTATGGCAGGGGTAAAGATAGCCTTTGCCAAATTAACGGATGTAGCATCCGATTTAGGTGAAAAGATTCTATGGGTATTTACCGAACCCGAACAAGCTATAAAGGATTTATGGGGTACGATTAAAACTTACTTCGTAGATAAGTTTAACGAGGTGATAAAGTCGGTGGGGTTATTGGGTTCTGCTTTTGTCAAGCTATTTAACCGCGACTTCTCAGGTGCGTTAGCAGATGCCACGCAAGGGGCGAAGGGTTTATTTATGGAACTCACACCACTTGGGGTAGCCATCGAAACGGTAGGTGCTATTGTCGAGAATGTTACCCCAGTACTTGGTGAATTAGTAGAAGAAATTAACGAGGCGGTTGATGCCGCAACCAAATTACAAAACCGTTCTATCCAGTTGCGTAAAGACCAAAGAAGTTTGGCATTAGCTTTTGCCGAAGGTAGAGCGCAAATAAAAGAGTACAACTTAATAGCAGAAGACACCAACCAAACTTTAGAAGATAGATTAGAAGCAGCACAAAAGGCTATTGATATTGAGAAGGGTTTAATGGCAGAACGCCAAAGGATAGCACAAGAAGAAGTTGACATTCAGAAAGCGAAAATGGCTCTAAGTGAAAACGTAGAAGCCGACCAACAAAAGCTCGTTGATTTAGAGGTTGCTCTAATAAATATCAGAACGGAATCGGCTGAGATGCAAACGACTTTGAATAACAAGTTAAACATTATACGCCAACAAACCGCAACAGAGAAAGCCGCAGAGATGAAAACCTTCTTGGATGGGTTGAACGAGATGGGTAAAGCGGAAGAAGAAGCAAAATCACAACGTCTAAAAGATTTACAAATAATAACAGACGCAGAAAAAGCTGCTGCAAAAGCGGTACGTGCTGCAAGACTTGGTGTAGTAGCGGCAGGATTTGACGCTCTAAAATCTATGGCAAAAACCGAAGAAGGACAAAAGAAGTTAGCGGTTTCACAAATCTTAGTCAATCAAGCTATCGCAATGTCAGAGGCACTTAGAGGCGCAACACAAGCAGCCGCAGGAACTGGTCCTGCCGCAGCCGTAGCTATGCCGATTTTTTATGCTCAGATGATAGGAATGGTGCTAAGTTCTTTTGCTCAGATAAAAGGTATAATGAACCAAGCAGGGGCATCATCGGGTGCAGTAGGTACATCATCGGGGGGAGGAGTTAGTGCAGGGATGCAATTAGGATTAACACCAAACATAGAGGGAGTAACCCAAATACAAGAACCCGTTGCACCCGTTAAAGCTTTTGTAGTTCAAAGTGAATTAGCTGACGAAACTGCTTTAGTTGCTCAGTTAAAGGCGATGGCATCTTTATAAATAAACGCAAATAGAATTTACATTTTTACCATTATGAGAAAACAAGTAGAGTTATTAATTGAAGATGATGAGATGAACTTTATCTCTGCGGTGAGTTTAGTCCGTTTTCCTGCTATAGAACAAAATTGGGTGTACCTAAGTGCTACCCAAGACAAGAAGATGCAGTTTGCTACCGATGATGAAAAGCGGATGCTTATAGGTCCTGCATTGATCCCTGATAAATTGATTATGCGGTTAGACGAAGATGATGAAGAATACGATGTGTTCTTTTCAAAGGAAACGGTACGCCATGCGATGGAATTATTTATGCAAGAAGCACGAACCAACGAAAGCACCTTAGAACACCAATCTAAAATAGACGGGGTAACGGTAGTAGAATCTTGGTTGATAGAAGACAAGAAGAAAGATAAGGCTGCTTTATATGGTTTTGAACTTCCTATCGGTACATGGATGCTATCCGTAAAAGTAAACAACGCTGATATTTGGGATAAAGTAAAAGCAAAGGACGTTCGCGGTTTTTCGGTGGAAGGATATTTTACTGATAGGTTGGTTGAGATGATGAAAGGGAAGCTATGTAAAAACTGCCCTGAAGATAAAGAGATTTTAGAAAAGCTAAAAGCCATCATTTTAGACGAGTTAAAGCCCAGTTCTTTCCTTAATGACAAACCCTTATTTGATAGCAAAAGAACGGCTGAATTATGGGGTCAGATGTTCCATGATGTATCGGGATTTGAAGAAGTTAAGTTAAACGGTCAAACTCTCTACACCGCTAACTATCGCTTAGAATCTTACGACTGGGATACTTGTGTAAGGGAACAAACTGCGGAGTATGGATCTAAAGAAATAGCGGAGAAGGTATGCGGAACGATACGTGCTAAATATGGATAAAATAAACGTAATTGAAATAACTGTTTTTAACCTTGTAAAGCTATACTTAAAATGAATACAATTCAAAAAATCCGTGAGATTATGGGATTACCAAAAACCAATCTCTACGCCGAAGTCAAAATAGACGATGGGCGTGTACTTGTAACCGAAGCCGATGCCTTTGAGCCTGGCGTAGATGTTCGTGTAATTGACGATAGCGGTAGTACCGTTGAACTCGATGCAGGAACTTACACTTTAGAAGATGGTCGCAAGGTTATCGTAAACGAAGATTCTCGTATGGAATCTTTCGAGGTAGAAGAAGAAGAAGAAATTGAAGTGGAGGTAGAATTGGAAACGATCCCCGAAGCAGAAGAAGAAGGATACCGCGATGGAATAGACGATGAAAAGGAAGACGTTCGTGAAGATATGGATTACGATAAAGTGCGTGATGTACTTGCTGACCGTTTCCCTGACCTTGACGAATCGGTAAGGGATGCTATCGCACAAGTTGTTTCTGATATTTACGCACCCGAAGTAGAGGTGGAATTGGAAGCGGAAACAAAAGAAGATTTAAGCGAACTTTTAGAAGAAGCGTTCGCATCAATAAGCAAAAGACTTGAAGCATTAGAAAACGTACCTGCGGAATCAGGCGTTAATGTTTCACCAACTAACCTTTCTGCAAAGCACACACAGAAAGACTTAACTAAATTATCAGGAGTAGACCGTGCGCTACACATTATTCAAAATTCTCATCGATGAATTTATCATTAAACAAGAAGTATAACTTCGATATTGACGCAACTGTCAATACTTATGCAGGGGAGTTAGCCCTTCCTTATGTAACTGCTGCACTTCTCGGTGCAGAAACAATCGCTAAAGGGCGTTGCCGCTTTTTAGAAGGTATCGTAGGTGATACCGTAATTTCAGGACTTGCAACAACGGACACTATCCAAGCGGCTAATTGTAGCTTCGCAGACGGTTCTAACGTAGCACTTACTGAGCAGGTTTTATCTCCATCAGACTTAGCGGTTATGGAGGAAATTTGTAGAGGTACTATGTACCCTACATGGATTGCTGCTAACGGAAGAATGGAGCGTAACGGACAACTACCCGTAGCGTGGTCTGACTTCCTTTTAGGTGCGGTTGCTGAAAGAACTGGTTCTAACTTAGAGTCTATAATTTGGTCGGGTGCTGCTCCTTTTGGAACGGGTTTCCTTTCTAACAATGGAACTATAAACGAAGCTGGTATTGATGCTTCTGCTTGTGCTGACTTCGTGGAAGCAGATACGGCAGGAACCCCGTGGGATAATACAAATATTCTTGCTACCCTTAGCACTATTTTTGACGCTGCTGCGGGTATTCCTGGAATCCTTCAGAAGCCAGGTTGTGGATTCTATGTTTCATACGAAGCATATGCTTTCTTCTTACAAGCGTTAGCTGCTCAGAATACTGGACCAGGTTACAACCAGTCTTTAGAAGGTGCTAACTACTTAGGCTACCCAGTTTACCCAACAGCAGGTATCCCGAATACGGTTGATGTTTGCGTATTTACTTACCCTGATAACTTGGTTGTAGGTGCTAACAGCTACACGGCTGACATCTCTGCTCAACTAATCCCAACATACATGTATGATGGTTCAGACAACGTTCGCGCTTCTATGCGTTTCGCTGTTGGAGTTCAAACTGGCGTTGCAGGTGACGGGGTTGTAGGATTTAACTTTACTTAATACTTAAATAAAAATGGCTTGTAATATAACTGCCGCACGGGGTATAGATTGCCGTGACGCTATTGGTGGCTTAAAAGCTATTTATTTTTGTAGCTCTTATTGTTCTGATATTCTTGCAGAAGCAACCGTAACCGCATCTTCATACACTATAACTGACGCAGGTTTTGCGAATTGGGATATTGTAGATACAACGGTAACCGTTTTTAAATATGACCTTGTAACTGACCTATCAACTTTTAAATCTGCGGTAGAAGCAGATAAAGCTACGGGATCGGTTATGTGGAATCAGACTTTAGATGTAGTACTTCAAAAAGTTGTAGCTGCTGATTTATTCCAACTCGGACTAATTTCTAAGAACCGTGCGCAAATCTTTGTGCAAGATTCAAACGACAATGTCTACTTGATGGGTATAACTGACGGGTGTTATTTAACGGGTGGTGATTCTATCGCTACGGGTACAAATCGTTCTGATATGAATGGTTTGACGTTAAGTTTCACAGCTAAAGAACAAGCACCGTTGTACATACTTGCACCATCAGTAAGTGCGAGTGACGCTAAATTCCCATTTGACGGGTTAGCAGACGAAGCAGACTTAACTATTACGGCAGCCTAAAAGCTAACGTAACGAAACGAAACTGGGAGGGTGGCACAAGCCGTCCTCCCTTTTTTATTATAAACGGATTTTTACTTTCTATTCTTACCATTGATGCTACAAATAATATCCAACTCCAACGAAACTTCTACGGGTCCTGAATTGGTGCAGAATGGTAATTTCTCGCAGTTGGGTGCTGACTTAGTAGAGAACGGTTTATTTGATGAATTAGGTACGGATGTAATAACTAACGGAGGTTTTACTGGTGTAACTGAGTTAATTACAAACGGAGATTTTACAAATGGAGCGATTGGGTGGACTATTAGCGGTACTTGGGCTTTAGACGGGACGGCTGTAAGAGGTACTTCTGCGGGAGTTTTAACACAATT